GTATCTCTTAGCATTCGATGTATTAATCTTCTCATTTCTTCATATTGAAAAGTTGTACAAATGCTTCTGCGTTAGCTTTCATAGTTCTTTCAGCGTGTCTAATTGCCCTTGCTAAATCTTCAAATTGCTTATTAAATTGCTCGAACTTTAAGTCCATTATACGCTCTAAATTCTCAATCTCAGATGGCATCTTTTCGTTTAAGTTATCTAACTTACCTTCTAATTTCATAGTTCTATCAGATAGCTTCCAATGCTCTTTTTCTAAAGCCTTATACCTAGAGTAAACATCTCTAAGGAAGTATCCGACTACGCCTAATAATGCTGTTACTATGTATTGGTAAGTTTCCATTAAATAACTTCATCAATTAATATTTCTTCTGAAACCCCTAAAATATTCGTGTAATTATCTTCTAATATATAATAAAAGTCATCACCTTGATATGTGCCTTGACTTGCACATACTAAAGTCTGCGTTACATTTCCATTAATAGGAGTGAAATTATTAGCTGTATTTACTTGTTGAATAGCACTGTTTACTTCTGCTATTGTGTTAAATTTATATCCTGTCATAATTAATAAATTGAAAAATAATCGTTAATATTTGAACTAATAGCAGATGCATCTGATGTTTTATCTGATTTATACCATATTAATTCAGAATATGTAATTGTTGCTGACCTAAATTGATGCGCAGGTACAAAAAGAATTTGCCCTCCAGTTGTACTAGCACCTCGTGAACCTATCAATACATTATTTTGATAAATTTTAGTACTCAATGAATAATCTGAAATAGTATTATTAAGATACAAAGTGTTTGCTAAATATTGAGGGGAAATAGTAACTGTATTTGATGAGTTTACGTATTGAGAAGCACCGTAATCCATCCACATATAAGATGAGCCACTTTGATAAAGAATAGCATTATTATTTGTGTTTGATTTTTCATAAGTCATCCACAGAGAATAGTCCTCGTTAGCTGACATTATATATGCACTTGTAAAATACAACCATCTAGTTGCAGTGGCTTGTATATAAGGCTTTCCGTTCCTCAATGTAAAACCTGAATTATATATTATAGGCTGACTACTAGCTGTTGAATTTAACAAATCAAGACCACCACCATTTTGATTGTACCATTTTGTTACGTAGCCAGTATCTACTCCACAAAATGTACTTATCGCTGACGTATCTAAGTCTTGACCTACAAAACCTATATCAAGTTCAGAATTATCACTTGACCTCCTTACACGCAAACAAGCTCCCATATAAGTAGAAGAAAGTCTACGTGTTGAAAAAGCTAAATCTGCACCTGAATAAGTATCTAGCAGGTAAGAACCACCACTAGCAAATATATAAGGATTAATTAAAAACATAATTACGCTCTATTACCTATTAATGTAACTTTTAAACCTGCTTCAGTTGCACCTCCTGAAATTGCATCAATATCTATAGTAATCTCTGCATCGTCTGCTAATGCTGAATCACTAATAACTGCAGGTGTAGCTGCTGTAGTAGAAGTCTTTTCTGTAGCATCTATAGTTAACAAAGTAGAAAGTATTGATACTCCCCCCTCATTAATATCTATTGTAGTAGTACCTGATGTTGTACCTGCTGTGCTTAATGATGCTCTTACTTCTGTTACAGTCATAGCAAAAGGCATTCTAAAAGTTAATTTAGCTGTACCTGTAGTTAATGCTGTAGTTTCATCAGATACTGCAACCTGAATTACCTCTTGCATAACTTCTGCACCAGTTACATACTTTGAATCGTATGTTGAACCATTGTAATCAGAAATTAATAATAAATCAGTAGTTTCTAAATTAGCACCCTTTGCTGTAAATTCACTTATTTTTTTTGTAGCCATTTTTTTATCTTTCGTATTTTGTTAATCCAAACCAACTATTATCGTATGCAAGTCCAAAACCTCCCCAACTAATAGAAAGTTCTTCAGATAATGCAGTTTCATCTTCTTCACTAATTAAAAGTAATGTGTTAGCTTCGTCTATAATGTTATCTCCATCATCCGATTGCTTACCAAAACCTACCGTATTATATACTGCTTCTCCCCACATATTTAATTAACCTTTTTTTTAGGATTTTGTTTTGACATTTTTACTAAATATTTCTCTAACTTCTTAATGTCGTCTTGTTTCATTTTATATCTTTTCATAAATACCAACCTCCTATATTTGAATTATGTTTAGGATAAACATCAGCACCTGAATTAGTGTTATACTCAGGAAATGATGCTTGATTAAAACAGATGTAATCTACAAATCTTTGTGAATAGTTTTCTGCTGTTATCCTTTGCTTTTCTACTAAAAAATCTATCTCGTTCTTTGACACATCTGATGAATTTTCTGATGTATGTTTATACACTCCTTTATTAGCTACTGTATAAGCTGCAAAAGGCAAATATTCCACCATAGCCCAATGGATAAGCATCGGCTTCACAAAATTTTCTAACAAAGATAAATAGTTACCTGATAGCGTACCTGCTTCTATTTCTGATTTTAGTTTGTTCAGTAAATCAGTTCCTAAGTAACCTTGTATATGGATATCTTGCGCAATCTTTATAAACTGCACAAACTTATCTGTATCTACGTTGCCATCTACAACTGTAAACTTAACTAAATCTGCTCTTTCTATTAATAATACTTCTGCCATTTTATTTCACGTCTGATGGTAAATTCTTATTGTTTGGACTAAATCCCTTTAAAGGTAGGTTGTTTGGATATACAGATACTTCAAATGGATTAGTAACTTTAAAACCTTTAATCTCTGCTGCTCTTGTACCTATATTTTTAAACTCGCTATCTTCTTTGTTTAGGTCTATCATCATAGTAACACGTTGCCATTTATGTCTGCACCTCGCACCTCCTTTATACTTAAAGATGCTGTAATTGTCCCCTCCGAACTCTCCTAATCCTTTGTTAGGATTTGCATCAGAAAGTCTATCTATATCTTCTTTTCTATATAGTTTACCTGCGTTCATCATAGCCTTACAAAAACCACGTTCAGGAGATTTATTACCTGTATATCTATAACGTACTTTAAAGAACTTATCTTTAACTAACTTATCCTGTGAACTTCTTGCTGTTGGTCTTGCTGTGCCTGTTGTAAAGAAATTCATTATCTTACTTAGTGTAGTAGGTTCTTCTTTTAATAGTTCTTTTTGTAACTCTTCTAAATAAGCATTTAACACATCTTCATCTTCTACTTCATCTACATCACGCTCATCAATCACTACATATCCATCAGGTACATCTTCGCCTATTTCTTGTAAGAATGAATCTAAATCAAAATCACTTGACATTTTAACCTCCTGACTATTCTCATCAGTACCAAATTCTAAAGGTTTTAATGTTTGAAAGTACAAGTCTAACTTAATACCATTATACGCTAAAATCTCATCAAAAGCATCTAATAACATCTCTTGAAATGGTCTAATAACCATGTTATCAAATAACACAAAGCTATTTTGTAATTCATCAGCATTAGACGAAAATCCATTAGTTGATGCAATCCCAAAGATTAAAGGACTTGTAACTGAATGCGAAAGCATAATCTTACGCATAGCCTCCTCACTCAAATAGGTGTAGTGTTCAGGAGCATCATTTAATGGGATATCATCTACTGTAATAGCACTTTCTTTATTGTCGTTAAATGAAACTATTACTTTTTGTCCTCTACTACCTGTTAACTTTTGAGTTATCTTTGATTGTATTAAGTTCTGTTGTTCATCTGTAGGAATACCATTGTTAACATTAATTACCTTTGTACCTGAGAAACCATTCTGAACCTCGTTAATTAAGTAATCTGCAATCTCTTCTTCTAATAAAGCGTAATCTACACCACCTTGATAATCTACGTGAGCGAAGTATTTCATCCCTGCCGAATAAGGTTGAACGTAAAGTATTTCAACGCTTTCTTTTGATGTACCAAATGCAGGTATTCTTTTAGGCTCGTAGTTCCTTACATCGTGCCAATTATCACTATAATAATATGCTTCAATATCTCCATCTTCATTACACTTTTCAGGTGCTAATAAGTTTACTGGAATGTGATAAGCTTTAGCTACCTTTTTTCTATCCTTAGAATAGTGTACTTGAATTGCACATTTACCAAATAGTTTTAAATCGTAGCACATTTGCCTAACATCGACCTTGCTAAACATCGACATCATCTGAGCGTACTCTTCAGTCTTTCTATTAGCATCTTTTGCACCTAATCCTTTACCGTACATTAACCTAACAATAGAGTTAATTATAGAGTTGTTAGTTGTGCTGTTTTTGTATCTGTCCATAAGATACTCAAAATAACTATTTTCATCGCCCCAAGTTACCCAGTCTTTACGCTTATCTTCTATTATTTCAGGTCTTTCGTGCTGTGCTAACGAAAATATCTTTAAATTATCACTCATATTCTATAAATATAAAAAGTCGTTTGTGGTATTCTTCTGTTGGTATTGACCACTATTAACTGAATAATCTGTAGTTTGGTCAGTACAGAATATCTTACCTACATACATAACTTCAGTTGTACCATTATAACCATCAATTTCAATTCTATCATTTTGACTTGTTAACAAGTAGCTGTAATCATCAGTTTGTAAATACTCATCACTATCAAAGTTCTGTAGTCTTACTGTGTAATATCTACCTTCTCTTAAGCTAAATGATGCTGTAATAGTATCAAAGTAAGTATCTACTACATAGCTTGTAATAGTTACATTTTCTGTAGTGTTAGTTTCTTCATCTGTAATTAACATAACAGTAGGTTGCGTTCCTGTACGTGGAATGAAATTAAAACTTTGTGAACTTGTAGATGTTGTTAATACTATCATACTTAATAAACCTTAAAACGTTAATTTTGTTTTAAAAATAAAAAACCCCCACTAACTAAAGTGAGGGCTAAACAAACAATTATGAGTAATTATGAAGTTACGATTGTAGCATCTACTGCTGATGTAGCAAACAATGTAGCTAATCCTGCTTCTGTTGTACAGTCTAAGTGATTAGCAGGTGTTTTTTCTCCGCCAGTTAGGGTAATTTTATATCCATTATAATCTCCTAATGCCGTACCACTCTCTATAGTACCTGCCGATAAATCCATTCCTCTTAACAAACCTGCAATGAAGTACTGACCATCATTCCCCTCCACGATAACGTGAGGTCTTGAATAAGAAAGTATTTTAATTTCTTTTGTTGTAGCAACATCTTGTTTTTTCAATTCTAATGATAATACTTGCTCAAAGAAAGTAGTACCGTTTTCTCTTGATGAGTTGATGTTTTGAATAAAAGATGAGTTACCTTTTAACTCAAACTTATAAAGGTTAGAAATTCCTGTGATTGCTGTAATCAAATCTGTATCCGTACCATCATAGGTAATATCAGCAGGCTCAATGTCAAAGTTTGCAAAGTATACATTTTTTAATCCTCCGACTGTGTCTTTACACACTTCCTGTCTTCCTTTAGATAATAAACACGACATATTAAATATTTTTAAAGTTATACAAAAAAAGGGAAGGCACTTTACCTCCCCTCTTTAATTAATTATTATTACTATTAGTTAGCAGCGTTAGTGATTCCGTAAGTTACGATATCTGTAACGTTACCGTATTGAACACCTGCTGTCATTCTCATAATGATTCTTACGTTTTCAGAACCATCTAAATCTGACATATCTAACAATTTAACCTCATTGTTATCAGAAAGTAAACCAGTTCCAAAGAATAAGTTTTCTTTAGTTGTAGCTAACATTTGGTTTGCTGTCAATCCATTTGCTGCTACTACTGGAATTCCGTCAAAAAATAATTCACCACCTTGATACCAAGTAGTTCCTTTACTATCAACTCCGTTAGACCCTAATCCAGCTGCGCCGAAACCTCCTAACGCTCTTACATATGCTCTCATAGCTTGTTGAGAAACATATATTCTTAATCCCTCTTTACCATATAGTCTTGATGGAATCGCATCTGCAACCTTTCCTAACTCAGCGATAATTACACTTGAATCTAAAGTAGTTCCAGCGATTTCTTGTGCAGCTGGTAAATCAGCATCAGTAGTTAATAATGTCATAAATCCGTTGAACTCTCCTGAGTTACCTGCGTCTCCATTCCAAATGTGTTGCTCGATGTCAGCAGCTACTTGGTCAACTTGGTGTGCTAATAAGTAATCAGCAAAAGACTTTGGTAAAACATCGTGTGCAGAATAACCCATTTCAATCGCTTGATATGTGTCTCTAAAGTCCGCCTTACAAAGTTGCTTGTTCACTTGTAGGCTCTTCGGTTCAAGAATTCTTTCAGTTAAAGTAACTGTTCCTGTAGCTGTGAAATCACAAGATGCATCAGCTAAACCTGAAGCACTAACTAAGTTAGATACTACTGATTTAAACTTAACGTTAGGCATAATTGTGATTAACTCATTTGATAAAGTTACACCTGATAATAATGCAGCAGATATCCATTTTCCGCTATGTTCTCCCGAGTACGTTGTACTAATACTAGTTGTAGTTGGCATTTTTCTTTTCTATTTTAATTATTAATTATATACTTTTTCTAAAATTGTTGATATTTTTGATTTACCTTGTTTACCAAATCTAATAGCTTCCTTTTCTACTTTGTTTTCAGGATTAGATTTAATTGGCTTAGGCTCTTCAGATAATTCAACCTCTTCTTTAACTTCTTCTACTTTTGACAATTCAGTTATCTTAGCTTTTAACTCTTCGTTTTCAGCTTTCAACTTTTCAATCTCTTCAAAGTAAGTTTCTTTAACAGTAGATTCAACTACTTTCTTAGCTTCTTTAGTAGGTTCTTCACTCATCATAGGTGCTTCTTCTTCAACTTGCTCTTGTTCAGGTGTTTCAATTTCAGCATCTTTTACTTCTGATAATACACCATCTTCAGATACTACTAAGATTCTACCATCTTCTAATGAATACTCTCCTATCGGTAAAGGGATACGCTCATCTTCATTTACGATTGCTACAGCAGCACCTGCTTCTAAAGATTCAACCTCGATAATAGTACCGTTGTCTAACTTCATTTGCTCTGCTAACTTAACAACCTCCTCTTGTTTTTCCATACCTAAAAAAACTTTTAATGTGTTAATTGCTTCTATTACTTCTTTTTTCATACTTATATAACATTAATTATTAATTTTTGTTGTAAATTCTAACCTGAAACCCTTGTTCTTGTGCGAGTTCCGTTACTCTCTGATTGCGTTACAGTATCTAATCCTGTATCTGTAATGTTACCTATTCCTTGTGATTTCAACTCTCCATCACAACACTTTGAACTGTATGTACCATCTTTGCACAAACAACCTCTTTTCCCTCCTTTCGGACTTACTTTTTTAGCCATATATTTCTAATTATAAATTCTTACTTCTAAAGATGTTCTATTTAATGCTCCATCAGTAGCACCATCAGTAGATACTACCCACGTTTGTACTTGTATTATTGTTGATGATATCCTATAAGCTGAAATAGCATAAGGATACCTATAACCATTAATCATAACATATACATTATTAGCAGTTGTAAATAAATCTGAATCTACTTCTATTTGATATGTACCTGTAGTTAATCTTGAAGCTGTGATATTAGCACCTGTTGTATTCTCTAATTCCGTAAATGTTGGTGCGTCTGTACCTGATTGTGATAAATTCAATCTTAATACATTACTATTTACACCTAACTCGCTTTTTAAGTTGGCTACTGTAATCTTCTTTGTACTACCATTATTTATTACTAATACATCTGTATCAGATAAGGTAGTTTGTTCCGTTAAATCTTGTATTCTCATTTTTTTATAATTTATATTCTTAAAAATATGCTATCGTTCGCAGCGTCATTATATGCACAATAACCCACAACTATTTGAGTTGTATCGTCTGTGGTTACTTTTGTAAAATCTGTACTATCTAAATATAAGGTAGTTCCCTCTGCAACTGATTCTACGTTTGATGGATAAGGTGTGTTAGGCTGTAACGTAATGTTCCACCCATCATCATTAACGCTACTATCTGACCTAAAATAAAATCTTATATATCTGTAACTTGTATTAACTGTCACAGGAAATGTACCACTTGACAATAAAATTGCTCTTGCTGTATCTTTAGGCAAAATATATCCATTATCAGCACCTGTGCTATTCCATGCATTGCTACCAAAAAAGCTATCACTCCATGTAGGTGTAGAAGCAGTTGATTTTTGCAACCATTGTACGCTTAAATTATTAAAATTAATTCCATCATTAGAACCTTGAATACCTAACCTATCGTACATTTTATATGTTGAATGTTCAAACTGAAAATCATTAAATATTATATCTACTGTGTAGCCTGCTTGTGCATCAAAAGTTATACTGTAGTTTTCATTACTTGTATAATCCCCACCTGTATCTCCACTATCAACAAAAGTTGTAGAGTTAGTCAAGTTCTTTGTAGTGTTGTTCGATATATTGTTTAGGATTACAGTTTCTGATGAAGTTAAGTAAGTTGTATCTCTTCTCGCCGTTACTAAACCTTTTGTTAATACGTTTACCGATTCACCTGTTGTAACTGTTTTTAAAGCTATCCCTATGTAATCGTGTTGCAATGGTAAAGTCCCTGCCGATACTGCTGTAACTACACCTGTGGAACTATAATTGTAAAATACAGGCTGTCCACATTGGATATTACTACCTGCTGTAAATTTTATACCTCCTCCAATTTTCTCTTGACTTGTTACACTT